AGAATCGGATGGGCTCGCACCTTCGTCGTCAAACCATAGGTCCCAGAGAAGCTCAACCTCCTGGACCATCCTGTCCTGACTCATTTCGAACTCTGCCTTGTCTGCCTGTTCTACAACCTCCTCGCACCCGTTCTGTTCCTCATCGTCACAACTGCAGCAGTGCTCATAAATAACTTCGGGAGCAGCATTGTCAGGAGATCTCTCCAGCCAAGGCTCCTCTTGGGCTTCGACGTTTCTGTCTGAGACAAACGCCGAGCCGAGTACAGACATTGCGACGGCCACCAGTACCAATGCAATTATATTTTTCATGTTACCTCCTTCTGTTAGATTCGTTCCTTGAGACTTCTATTAGAGTAGTTTTTTGAGAACTCCCAGAAGTAATCGTGGGTAGCCTGTTCCGCGAAGCGCCACGGGAATCCCGCGGGGTCCCACTTCCTCGGCGAACAATGTAGGTGCCCTATTAGGCCGACGTGTTCGAGGCGTTTATTGATTACCTTCATGGGAATTTCTTTCTTCGCATTGCGTGGGAACTTTGGGGCATTGCAGAACATTGTTTCGAGTTCTTCAATGGACCCCACTTCGTTGAGCCTGTCTTTGTTTCTCAGGTAGCACAGCGCGAACCAGAGTCCCGCAGCCCACCTAGCCACTGCCTCCACCTGGGCGTCCGGGAAACAAAAGACTTCCTTCTTCATCCCCTGAAGGATCTGCACCATCTTCTTGTGGGGCAAATTGCCTGTCCGCTTCCGGTTGGCTGCCGAATAGTAGTTCGGTCTCCTCTTCGCGTCGGGGTACAGGCAACACTCGGTACCAATACTGATCTGGTTGTGGCTGCCAGCGTGCTTGGCCGCTTCGACAGCATCGAGGAACTGATAGATCCTACCGTCGTCCTCATGTGCAAACTGAACCGAAAGGCCGCGCTGGTTATGAAGAACATCGTGCATTATCTTGGGGTCAGCACGGTCTGCTCCCGAGTGGTGGATTAGGATCTGGCTGACTCCGAATATTCCCTTCTTTCTCTTCTTGTACCGCTTGCCCTGAATAACCTTCGTCTTCACTTTACCCGTGTCCATGTCCTCAGTTTTTACGACAACTCTTTTGGTGCCGTACTGACTGAACCCTTCGGCCTCCCACCATTTAATGACTCGCGTGCCAATATCGAAAGCCACACCGTCGATTACAAGCGCATTGTCACCATTGAAAGGCTGGCCCGTTAGCGATATTCGCTTCTTTATTGTCATAGGATTTCTCCTTAGTTGTTATGAATCATACCACAACTAGTCTGTTTATTGCGACTTTGCAGAAGCACCTGGGCTGGCCACCTTGTTAGCCAGATCTCTTGTGCTCGGCTTTGGAGGTTTCCCATCGGGAGGCGTGGGCTCCTTCTGGCCTCTCATCATGTTGCTGAACTGTGCGGCAACTGCCGCGGTCTTCGCTGCCATCTCGATCTGAACCAAGTAGGTTTCGGCCTTGACTTTGATGGCTGCAATTGACTCAATCGCTTGGCAGTAAGAACGGGAGCCCTGGCCATCAGGCATCCGTTTCATTCTCGCAGCATAACCTTCGAGCCGGTCAATATCATCCTGGACGGAGAGCATGATTCGCGCTCGTATTTGATCCTCCATCGGAATTGCTTTAGGCAGTTCCTGTTCCTGTCCTTGTTCCTGTTTTGTTTTTTCGTCGCTCATACGGTCTCCCTTCTGTCAGCGAAGTGTGGTTGTGCCCACTGCTCTATTTCGTCATAGTCAGGTGGTAGTAGTTCAACAACTTCCACAACACCATCGCCGAGAATATCATCGGTGGCATCATCATACTCGAGTCCAAAGTCCAGAGCGAGTTCGGCTGGCTCCGCAGCTACCCAGGCACATACCGCTGCCCGTGTTTCATCGCCTCCGATTGTGCGCTCGTCGCCCTGTATTCTGACCAGGTATCCACCTCCGGATGTCCACTTTTCTACAAGCTCTTTAGAAGGTATAGGACCGTCGCTTACGAGGTACTCAGGAAGGCCATCCTCGTCCACCTCTGCGTCCTTTGCCTCATCGAGGTATGTGGACAGGGTAGCTCTAACTGCTTTCAACAACCTGCCCCCATCTGGAACAGGTTTGAACTCTTCTTCTTCATCTTCGGCCTCTTCATCTTCGGCCTCTTCAGTTCCGAACGCTACACCACACCCAGGGCATTGCTCGTCGTTCTCAGTAACCGTTGCGTTACACTCTGGGCATTGTAGCTGCGCTTCTTCCTCCGGCTGTTCACTTTCGTCCTCGCCTTCGGGAAGGTCCATCTGGCGGTCATCGTCGCTGCCAAAGAAATCTGCCGGCAGAATGCCACTCTCCTTCGCCAGTTTGTCCCTCACCTTTGCTCGGAGATCTCTAATCTTCCTAGCTGTCGGCTCCTTCTTACCGTCCTTCTCTGCGAGCTTCACCAGATCTTCTTCCGCTGCCTCCATGGCGTCGAAAATCTGCAAGACTTCGTGGGGACAACCACTGAGAAAATCGGCACAGATGAATTCCAGCGCGTGCCCCTGCCAGGTTTGCTCGCGGAACTTGTCATCGCTACAGTTCTGAATCCGGATACACTCGAATGCTTTTCTCACGACTGTTTCGATGGTGTTCTTTGCTAGGCGTACTTTCCACATGCCGTAATTGTCAGGGGTCTGTCCGGAACCTCCTCCGCCTTTGCCCGAAGAACCTCCGGTGGCCGCGTTGGGGTCTGGTGCCACTACTGTGTTCTGAATAGCGTACGCAATCTCCTGCTGGCGAACACGCACTGTTGCGATGTTACCTTTCACGGAACATTTGAGTCCGCATTTGGCACAGCTCAAACTTACCGAGGTGGCAGTCCGCTTCTTAACATCAAACGCGGTGGAACCGCACTGGCAGGTGAGTATTTTGGTTTCCTCCGTTGGAATCCCATTCTTCCCTTCGTCCGTCTTCTTGTCATTTGCCATTAGCTGTTTCTCCTAGTAGTCGGCAGGGCCACTTCCCTTGCCATTTCTTTCGGCCACCTGAGATGGTGGACCAGTGTTATTGAAAAAACCTTTTTGCATATCGTTCTGTTTTTGGGTCTGTGCGTACATCTGATAGGGCTTCTCGTACTTGCCGGAATCCTCGTCGGGGAATGGCCCGTCAGTGGAAATATCCCAAGCTCGGATGAACATCCTGGATAGATCTGACCACAGTTTAATCATGCCCGTCTTACCATGCGAAGACTTGGAAACGATGAGCTGAGTATCAGGATCGTCCTCGCAATCTTGGTGATAGTATCCGCGCCGATAAAGGAACCACACTACTCGAGCAACTTGTTCAATGGCACCGCTCTGCCTGAGGTCGTGCAGCGTAGGTCGCTTGTCCTGGCGACGCTCCACTTCGCGATTTAATTGCGTTGCCAGAATCACTGGTATGTCAAGCTCCTTCGCAATATCGCGCAAACCCTTGGCTGCGTTTTCGGTAATCTCCGTGGGGGAGTTTCCTTTGTCGGTGAGCTCGCCCAGGTGGTCCACTACCAAAAGGTCGAGCCCGTGTACCTGCTTGTGAAGCGCAGCGACCTGAGCAATCCGCTCGGAGGATAGTCCTGGCGTATCGTCAACCCATAGCGGCAACTTTGCGATTTGGTTTGCTCCCTGAATGATTCTAGGCCACGCATCCTGGGGAACCTCCCTGAGCATGAGGTTATTCAGATCCACATCAGCGAAACGAGCCAAAGCTCGCAGAACCTGATACCGCGTATCATCTTCCGTTGGAACATAAAGTACGTGCCTGCCTTGTATTGCAGCATTGGTGCAGATATTCAAACACAGTGCCGACTTTCCCATCCCTGGCCGCGCACCGATGGCGGTCAAGATCCCAGGCCACGCACCACCGGTCAGTTCGTCGATCTCGTGGATGCCTGTTCTGACAAGGTTGTCAGGCATCTTGCCCTCTTCCAGATCCTTGAAGACCGGTATAATGGCCGAACCAATTTTTACTGGCCCGTCATTCGAACCCGTTGCTGAGGCCAGGGTAATCGCCCTTCGCGATTCTGCCAGGTAATCGGAAGTGCCTTCGCCAATGTCGGTGAATCCGGTGGCAACTATTTCCTGTGCCGTGTAAATCATCCTACGAGTAAGTGCCTTATCCCTCACAATCATGGCGTAGTGATCTATATTCGCAATGGAAGCAACCGCGTCCGTGAGATTGGCCAGCGCCATAACGCCACCTACCTTTTCGAGATCGCCGCGCTTCTTCAATTCATCACCGAGCGTTACGTGGTCCACTGGAGCATAGCTGTTCTGCAGGGATACTATAGCCTCGTAGATTCGTCGGTAAGCTTCCACATAGAAATACTTCGAACCGGATAATATGGTTTGGAGTACGTTGAATGCCTCATTATTTAAGAGCACCGCACCAATGCACGCGGCCTCGGCCTGCTGATCATATGGGGGGACTCTCCCCCCCACAGCGTAACGAGATGGCTCTCTTTGTGAATCGTGCCCCGATCCACCTCTTCCGTTATTCATTTATCGCTCCTCCCTCTGTTTCCTCGGACCTTGGCTGCAAGGTCGCTCCCGTGTTGGTATCCTGAGCTTACTGGATGCTTCGCCCTGGGGTTATCCTGCTCCCTCATCGCTGCGTTCCAAACAAACCTCGCCAAATCCTTCTTCATCTTCTTAGGGTTGGCAAAGGTCCAACCGGAGAGTTTAGTAATGAGCCCAGACACATCAACATTGGGGCAGCTCTCATCCAGTTTTTTCGCAAGCTGTTCTGGCCGTTTAACATTGTTCCACATGACCTGTTCGCCAACTCCAGCAACCAGGAATGCATGAGTCTGCATTGCTACCCAAATAGCGACAAGCCTTGGACTTGCATCGGAAGGTGGTCTGGGCAACGGGGAACCTTCCCGAAGGGAAAAAGTCCGCTGGGCCGATGGCGCATCCTGCGCCGAGGTGCCACCCCTATCTTCCTGTTCTTGTTCTTGATCCTGATCCTGATCCTGATCTTGGCTTCGGAGGGGCTTCGGAGGGGCTTCTTCAATTGGCCCAAAATATCCATCTTCGATGTTGTATGGCTCCGCGTATTCCCTCAAGAATGAACCTAGCAATGGAGTCTTCGGGAGTCGCGCCAGCTCCTTCAGTAAACCGATGCGCCTCTTGTCCCCCTGTTTCAATCTGGCCCCAACTTGGTGTGCGGCCATGCGTATTACGAACACCATCTCGGTTTTCTCGTCATGCTCGCAATACCCCAATTTTATTAACTTCTGAAGGGCCTTCGAAGCCCCTTCGAAGGGTATGCCAGTTTCGTGTACAATGAAGGGCAACGGACAATAGTAGAGGCCAGACATGGACGAGTGAGGTCCTGTCATCAGATACAGTGCAAGTGTCTGCGCATTGGTATCCCCGCGAAGGGCCTTGCCCGTTTCGCCGGTCCAAAATTTGGGAGACACTGTGCCGTAGTCTCTCATTGAAAGCCTCCGTTACTTCTTAGACTTGTTGCCCTTACGTCCGCCGTTTCCCGATTTGGGTTTAGTAACTTTCTGGGTAGCTTCCCCTTTTTCGCTGGCTCCGAAGAATTCTGCTGCTTCCTGTTGTTCAAATTCAAGTGCGGCCTGTTTTTCCTCTTCGGACATTTCACCACTGGGCTCCTCGGCTGGGGCCTTTTCCGCTGGTGATTCTTCCGCCTCCGGAGGAGGTCCATCCATATCCCCCTGGCCCACACCGGACTCAGCAACCATGCGTTCCTTCAAGGTACCCATTGTGTTTAGGCTGGCAACCTGGGTGCCCTGAGAACCCGTATCGCGGGGTTGCTTCGCTCCCCCTTCACCATCTAGCATATCCTTCGGTACGACCTGCTCAACGCGCTGCAGCAAGCCCTGATCCCTTCCGGATTCAACCATCGCGACCAGACCAGCAGCACGGTCAAAATCGGGGGATAGATCCCAGAACTTCGCCGACCAGCGTACCGCTGTCTTCTGAGCCATTGCCGGCAAGTAAGTAATCCAGGGAATTCTACGAACCTGTCCTTGGGTCATTAATTTCTCAGACTCATTGTCATCCCATTTTTTGTAGAAGTTTTCGGTGCCGTTACTGTGGTATTCAACGCGGATTCTTTTGTCCCCCAATATCTGATCTCGGTGTCTGTAGATTGCATCCATCGGGTATGGTTGGCCGAAGTCATAGAACCCGTCATGGTACCGGAGTGCCGCATAAACTGCGACCATTTTCCCGCGGGGTTTTCTAACATCCCACGTGTGATTCAAAAACTGATTGGAGCCCAACTGGTGCTCAAAAAAATCATTCTCGTGAACGATGATTGCCTCCACCTTACGCACCAATGGGTCGCGCCTAGCCAGCTTCATCAGTCCTCGGTACTGGATCTGTAGCTGGGTCAGCTTGCGCCACTGCCATTTGCCGTGGTCGTCTTTGTACTTTGATGCGCGTGCCTCCAGGTAAGCCTCACCGAGTGGGCCTTCGAACCTGACACCAAGGGTGGCTGCTTCCAGGACGGAACCCAGCGTTGACTGAGGGTCTGCCTCCAGGACATCCTTGTCAGAGCCAATGTGAGTCTTCGCCGAATTGATCCACGCATCGGTGTCAATTGATGACGGGAGCGAACTTTTTATCATGTCGCGAATCCCTTCGGACTCCAACCATTCTTCAATCTTCCTGTAATTGGGGTGTGCCATTTGCCTCTTCCTTTTCCGTTCGGGTAATTCCCGAGCTGTAAACTTTTGGTAACCTGTTCCGGACAACTTTCCAAACGGTACACAATATACCGTTTTTGCTGGGGAAATTATCCAAGTTTTTTGGTAACTGCCGTTGCTGCTTTCTCTATCCCGAGTCGTATTGCCCCGAGTTCCATCTCAAGCATGGCTGCATATAAATCTGCTCGAGCGCGGAGTTCATCGAACTCTTCCATACCTTCTTCCATGTCCATCTTCTTGCCGGCAAACTCCTCAAGCTCCACCTGAATGGTCATCACTTCGTTGTCTACCGTTTCATCTCCTGTGGTAGGTCTGAGTTTGGGTCCGTAGTAATTGAACTGCTTGTAGGGCTTCCCCTGTTTCACATACTTGTCGAGATCCAGGTCGGGGTGGTCGGCCTGAAGCGCTTTCTTGTCGAAGGTCTTCCGGCCTGCCATTAAACGGTACAGAAACTTGTGGGGCCCGACGTTAACGGCCTCTTCTTTGCTGGTCTCCATAACGTCGGAGATGTGTGCCTTGGCTGCTTCCATTTTCACCTCGGCCATCAACTGCCGTTCCCGCGCCAGCTTGAACACGTCCACCGCTTCCTGCCACGCTTTCCCATTCATCTCTTTGTACTTGCCCTTGGTCGCCTTCTTAGTGACAGGCTGGTCGTATACCTTGTCCGCAGGAGGGACACCTGGCAGAACGTGGTCCTTCCAGAACTTCTTCGCATTCTGCACGATGGCTTTAATCATGTCGGGGTCAATCGGTAATTCGACGATCTGTAGCTGAACATTCTCCGGCTCGTAAACAACAAGGCGTGCACCCTTGATTTTTCCGAGCCACTTCTTCGAGTCAGCACCAAGGAAAGGTAGTTCGCAAACGTTGGCACAGTGAACGAGGTGCATACACTGAACCATGTAGTACTCCTTGATTCCCTGGCTCTTGAAGGAGTCGCAAACGCGCTGCATGGGCGACTTAATCTCCAGTACCCAGCCATCTTCGCAGAAGCCATCGAAGTCGGCGAACAGTGGGGAATCGGGGTCGCTTACCTGGTAGCCCTTGAATCGCTCGTAGTCGGTCTCCGGAGCGTACACCTTGATGCCCGTCTGAGCCTCGTACATTGCCGCGGCCAACGGCTCATAGGTGTGACCCCTGCGGAAGTTCGGGTTATCTCCCTCGGCCTCAATGTCCTCCATTGTTATTGTGCGTTTCTTGCTGATGTACAGATCGACCGGAGTCTTCTTGAATACCTTTTCAGGTGGCAGCGCGAGCACTGGGGAGTCTGAAGATCCCACTCCGTTCTGCCTACCCTGTAACCATTCTAAATGTTTTTGCTTACTTAGACCCATGTTTGACTCCCTTAACCACTGCTTGTGCCATCTCAAATTCAAATTCCCCAGTAGGTCTCCCGTCCTCATTATTGATGGGGTATTTATCCAGGATGATAGGGCCTCCCAGGGGGATGTATCCGTTATCAATCATGCTGTTAACATCATCCTCCAGATCTTCCCGCGAAGAAATCACTAGATAATAATTGGGTTCCATAACTACCTCCTCTTTAGTCGAGCCCAGGTAAGGCTTCGACGACTCGGGTAAACCACGCAACGTCTTCGTCGCCGTGGTGGCTGCAAACCTTGCGGTACCGGCAATATCCTGTCCGGAGCACACAAGCATCTGGGTTCCTCGGCCAGTAGCCTTCTTTCCTGTAGTGCTCAATCAGGTTCGCCGTCGCTATTGTATCCTGCTCCCATCTGCCGAGCGCAGCAACAGGAACTTCAACAACTGTTCGGTAGGCGAAGGACTCTCCTCGCTCTTGCAGTTTGCGGATAGTCTTCGCGCACCGTTTGCTTTCGGCTGCCAGATCAAAACCTAGCTGGCTGGCAGTGGCGTGCCAAATATCAAGCGTGGTGTCACAAGCCTTCTGGCTCATCCCTCCCATGCCTGAACCTCCGCACTTGGAACAAAGGGTCTCTTTCTCCCCTTTCCTGTTTTCGAATTTTGTCCCCTTGCATTTCATGCACTTGATAGGTTCGGGGACAGAAGGTGCCTTGGATCGGATGACGTCGATGAGC